CTCCGCTCTCAGGTGATGCTGGGGCGTACCAAGGAAACCGTCCAGGGCTGGTACCTGGTGCCGACCGCACAGACCGCCGCCCTGATCGCAGTGGCCATGGCTGTCCACCAGGCCACCCAGGTTCCCCCCGAGCTGCCGATGGTGTATGCCCTATGAGGCGTCTCGCGTTCGATTTAAAGCATGGCCTTCACTTCGAGGAACGATCCATCGACAAAATGGCCTTGTGGGCTCGAGGTGAGGCGGAGGAGTGGGGTATCCACGCGGGTGTCTCGGTAAATCAATCTACGGCGATGGCTGTCACCGCCGTATACGCCTGCGTCCGCATCCTGTCTGGGGCTATCGCGGGCCTTCCCGCTGATGCATTCCGTGCGCGTAATGGCGACCGTGAGCTGGTGCCGCGTCAACCCGGTTGGCTTTCCGTACCGAATCCCGAAAACACCTGGTTCGAGTTCGCAGAGGAAGTGATGACATCCCTCCTGCTGGACGGGAACGCTTTCGTCATCATTACCGTCCGAGACATGCTGGGGTTTCCTTCGGAGATCTGGACTCTAAACCCCCGGACGGTGGACGTAAAGCGCCCAGATGGCGGCGGGCCCACATTCTTCGTTTGGGAGGGTGACAAGCGACTCTCACGTTTTGGTCCCTCCAATCCTGGCGGCGATGTGTTGCACATCAAGGGCCTGAGCAACAGTGGGCTACGTGGCATATCGCCGATCTCGGCCGCTGCCCAGGCTATCGGGGTTGCCCTGGCTGGTGAGAAGTTCGGGGCTAAGTTTTTCGGGCGTGGTCAGACGATGTCAGGTGCAATCGAATTGCCGGCGACCAGTGCCCCCCAAAGTCAGGAGCACATTAATCTGATCCGAGAGAACTGGGAAGCCAAACACGCTGGCACGGATAAGGCTCATAGGCCGGCCATCCTGACCGGCGGGGCCACATGGAAGCCACTCTCCGTGACACCAGAGGAAGCGCAGTTCCTCGAAACCCGGAAGTTTCAGGTGGAGGAGATTGCCCGGTTGTTCGGCGTGCCCCCTTTCATGCTTGGCGATGTCGAGAAGACGAGTTCCTGGGGAACCGGTGTTGAGCAGATGTCTATCGGCTTCGTCCGCTATGCACTGATGCCCTACATCTTGCGAATCGAGCAGTCGCTCGATCAATTGCTGCCACGCGGGCAGTTCGTCAAGCTCAATGTGCGGGGCCTGTTGCGTGCAGACTCGAAGTCTGAGGCCGAGGCCCTGGCCAGGGGCATCCAGAACGGATGGATAAACCAGGCCGAGGTACGCGCCTTGCTGGATCTGCCGGCTAAGCCGGGGCTAGAAAAGCACTGGATGCCCTCGAATTTCCAGCCATTCACCGGCCTCCCGTCCGCGTCCGTGACTCCGCCGCCAGAATCCCCAACTGTGAATGAGGAAGATAATGCCCAAGCTTCCTGACCACCGCCAGGAAGGTTCGCACTTCCGCGCCGACGTAGATAACAGTGCGTGGGATGGGCCTGCGGCCATGTCGCGATGTTCCAACTCGGACGCGCCAGCCTCATGCTTCCGCGCTATCTGTGCTGGGCGGAAATCCGGCGACCCTGAGCTTCAATCCTCTTGGGCTCTGCCGCATCACAAGACCCCGGATTCCGCCCCAAATGCTGCTGGAGTCCGTAACGCACTTGCCCGGCTATCTCAAACCCAGGGCCTGACGAATGCCGGCGCGGCCCGTGCTCACCTGGAGCGTCATATGTCCGCAATCAATCCAGATCGTAGCCAGGAACCTCGTCAGGGATTGTTCCGCATGGTGCCGAACTCTATCGCCAGGGCAGAGACGGCCGATGATGGGAACACCCTCACCGGCTATGCGGCGGTATTCGACACATGGGCAGATATCGACGGATTCTCCGGGTCATTCAAGGAGCGCGTCATGCCTGGGGCCTTCAAGCGCACCCTGGCAAACAACAAAGACAAGATCAAGGTGATGTTCAACCACGGGATGGACCCACAGATCGGCATGAAACCGCTTGGCAAGCCAGCCGTGCTCGAGGAACGCAAAGAGGGCCTCTATACCGAGACGCCACTGGACAAGACCTCGTACAACGAAGACCTGAAGGCCTCGCTTGCCTCCGGTGCCATTGACGGTATGAGCTTCCAGTTCGATGTTGTCGGCCAGGAATGGAATGAGGATTTCAGCGAGCGTACAATCACTGAGGTAAAGTTGTATGAGTTCGGGCCGGTCACTTGGCCGGCCTATGAGACAACTTCCGCAGGCATCCGTTCCAAGGGTGTCTACGGATTGGAGCCCGCCGCACCGTCTGCGCCGACCCGCCTTGAGGCACTCGACGAAGACGCCCGCGACACCTCCGCCCAAGAAGCCCTAGAAGCTGCCATGCGTCAAGTGCGCATGCGCAAGAAGCTAAGGGCTTTTCAGGAGAAACATGGGAAGGAGGAAGAGACTAGTGACTCCTGATGAATTTACCAAGCGCTTGATTGACGAGCGCTTGAGGGCTGTTGATGCCGCTAAGGCGATCCAGTTCGACGTTGAAACCCGAGGCGGAGATTGGTCTGCCGAGGACGAGGAACGGTGGAATAGGGCCAACGAGGACATCGACAAGCTCGACAAGCGCATCAAGGCGCAGGAGCAACTCGAGAAGCGGAACCGTGAGTCGGAGGAGCAGCGGGCCGAGTTCGAGAAGATGGTCCGTCCCTCGGAATTCGCGGCCAAGGCCGATTCGGATGAGGAAAGACTGCGGCAATTTTGCCGCGCCTCTCTCCCCGACTCGGACACTTGGGCCCCCAGGGCAATCACGTTCAAGTTCACCAACGAGATGAAGCAACGCGTTATGGCGCAGCGAGAGCAGCGAGTCCTCAGCAAGCTGACTGCTGGTGCTGGTGGAAACGTTGTGCCGACTGGCTTCGTCGAGCGGTTGTACGCGCACTTGGTGGAAGCTGCAACAGTGCGGCAATTCGCCGGCAACCTGACAACGAGTTCCGGCGAGAACCTGCTGGTGCCGAAGACGACTACGCATGGTGCCGCAGCCCTGGTGGCTGAGGCCGGTACCATCGCTGCGTCTGACGCGGCATTCGGTCAGGTCACGATGAACGCCTACAAGTACGGCCAGTTGATCCAGCTCTCCACGGAACTCGTCCAGGACACGGCGGTTGACCTTCTTGGTTACATCGCTGAGTCGGGTGGTCGTAACGTGGGGCTGGCATCTGGTACGCACTTCGTGACCGGGACCGGCACCTCGCAGCCAGAAGGCATCATGACCAACATCACGGCTGGTGTGACTCTGCCGACAGGTAACACCCTGGGATTCACTACTGCCGGTTCGATTGATGCCTTGTTCGACCTGTACCACAGCATCGTGACGGGATACCGTGCTAGGGGTGTTTGGGTCATGAACGACGCGACCCTGGCCAAGATTCGGAAGACCAAGGACACCACCAACCAGTACCTCTGGCAGCCCGGCCTCGCGGCTGGAACGCCGGATACGATCCTGGGACGGCCGGTGTTTACGGACCCCAACGTCGCGGTGTTCGCTGCCAGCGCTAAGGTCGCAGCTTTCGGTGACTTCACCCAATATTACCTGATTCGGGATGTGGATTCGGTCAGGTTCGAGCGAAGCGACGACTTCGCATTCTCTACCGACCTGATTACCTTCCGCGTCCTCATCAGGACTGATGGGAAGCCGATTGACACGACTGCCGCGAAATCGCTGGTGGCGTCCGCTACATAAGGACTCGGGTATGGGGGGACTTCGGTCCCCCCATCCTGGGAAGGAGAAGGCATGAAGTGCAGGGTTCTATATCCGACAGTTACGGAAACCCACGGCATCAAGGGCGTGGGCGGCGAGATCGTGGAGGTCGATGATGACCTGGCCCGCGCATTGATTGCCGAAGGATCTCTCGAGGCTGCTGAGAATCCTGCCCGCGTCGAGCGGGCCACGAAGGCCCCGGGTGAAAAGCGGCCGGTAGGGCGGCCGAAGAAGGCTGAGGAATAATGGCCGTTATCCAGGGCGATTCCGTCAACCTCAGCACCGCACAGACGGGCAACGGTGACAGCACCAACACAGCCGTGCGCTATAACGGCGGTGGGCCAGGCGCGATTGTCGTTATCACGACCGTGGGCGCAACACCCACGGTCACCGTCAGCATCCAGGGTTCGGTCGATGGAATCACCTTCTATAACATTCCCTATGCTCTTGTGGGTGCCCCGAGCACCTTCGTCGTCACGAACCCAGCCGCAATCACAACCGCAACGACGAACACATATCTCCTACAGCGCGACCAGGCCTGGAAATTCGTGAAGCTCAACTACTCGGCTAACACCAACGTGACCCTGACGGCTAACTTCTACGGAGCATGACATGCGCGGATTCCTAATCACAGCAGCGGCCATCGCAGTTGGTATCGCCGCCGGCTTCATTCTCTTGCACTTTTTGAGGGTCTGGTTCTAGATGCCAACGCTGACACTGTTCACGAAGTTTCCTGGCAATGCCCTTGGTGGTGAGGCTGCGGGCGATCTTCCCATCGACTTCCTGAGCGACACAATCAAAGTTTCACTGCACACGCTCACAACATCCTTCGCTCAGGATACCGACGAGTTCTTTTCCGATGTGTTGAACGAAGTGGCGGCAGGAAACGGTTATACCGCTGGAGGTGTGACGCTGGGAGCTAAAACCGTCACCACCGATGCGGCTACTAACAAGATGATTTTCGACAACACGGTGGACCCCTCATGGACGGCATCGGGTGCTGGTTTTTCGGCCAACTCAGCCATTTTCTATAAGGACACAGGTACGGCGAGCACTTCCCCGCTCATTGGATGGCTTGACTTCGGCTCCACCATCACTTTGGCCTCCGGGGACACACTGACCATTCAACTCGATGCCACCAATGGCATCTTCTACACCACGGTGCCGTAATGGCTGTTACACGTATCGACTACGCGAACTTAGACCAAACGCTGGTTGGAAGCGAGGTTGTCGCGCTATCGCATAGCGGTGAGGCACCAAGCACAAAGAGCCTCGGCATCGTGAAGGAAGTCAGCATTGTAGATGGGGTAGTGATTATGACCATGACCGATGGCCAGGTTCAGTACGGGGTTGAAGCCGGCGGATACGTCGAGGTCGCCTGATGTTCCGCCCGCGTGTGTACACAGTGCCCATCGCCTCCACATCAAACACTGTGGCGGTTGACTGGGTGGAGCTCATCGCCGGCTCCACGGTCGGTCTGATGCTCCTGGGTGTTGATATTGGCCAGTCCACCGAACTCGGCGATGCGGCAGAAGAACAGATTCGTTGGTACATCAAGCGGGCCTCCGGCACCTATACATCGGGTTCGGGGGGTGCCACGGGTATTGCACGCCCACCGGTCAACGCAGGTGATGGTGCGGCCACGTTTACCGCAGAGTCGAATAACACCACCCAGATTGCGGTGGGCACCGGCACGCTAACTACGCTGCTCACCTCAACGTTCAACCTTCGTACCGGACTCCAGCTCTTCTGGACCCCGGAGACAGCATTTACCTGTGGTGTATCGCAGGCACTCGCCATTGGGATGGGTGCTGCCCCAGGCGATGCGACTACCTGGGAAGGAACGGTCTACGTAGGAGAGCTGGTGCCGTAAGTCAATAGATGCCCCCGCGTGCCAGGGCACCGGGGGCGTGGCACACAGGAGGCACCCTGTATGCATCGACAGCATGGAAAGAGTGGGCATGGCTACACAAGTCGGCCATACGGGCGATTTCTTATCGGGCTGGTACTGATGCTTGCTGCCTGTGTGCCGGCATATGCGGAACCACGTCCTAAGCCAACCTGTGGGGTGGGTCAGCTTCCCCCTTGTCCAACTCCCAGCCCATCTCCCAGTCCTTCACCAAGTCCAAGCCCCTCGCCTAGCCCTTCACCAAGCCCCCCACCTCCGGGCTGTACGGTGCAGGTTCCGTTCAACGCGATGATGGGCTACCTGAATACGGTGATTCCCGGTAACGGAGCCCAGACGTACTGCCTCGCGGTTGGCCAGTACGAGATGGGCACGGCAGCGTTGCACTACGACAACGGCGACGTGATCGTCGGTGTTACGGGAACGCACGGTCCAAATGGTGAGGTTGCTGCTCCGACGCTGATCCACAGCACGGCTGGGGCGGGCGTCATTGAGGCGCAGACGGGCGACACGAACCTTACGATCAATTGGGTGGACCTGTGTTGCTCGCCGTATGTCGACTCGGGTCAGACGGGCCGAGGCGTTGATGGGGCCAACTCATTGCTCGTCAATCTGACGGTCACGAACTCCCGCATTCACGGCAACGGGCAGTCGGGAATCGGCGGTGTGGGTTACGGCCTGGTCGTCGAGAACTCCGAGATCGACCACAACGGTACGAACCACGGGGGCACCGACGCTGGAATCAAGACCGTCAACTACATGCGGGTCAACAACTCTTACATTCACGACAACAGCTTCAACGGCCTATGGTGGGACTGTGATGCCCCTGGGGGGATCATCGAGAATTCCTTAATTACTGCGAACTGGAGTGCCGGTGTTGAGGTGGAGATCTCCTCGGGCGATGCTGCCTCGGGTAAGACCATCCCGCCCGGAGCGAGCTATGGGTTCGTGATTCGCACGAACCACATCGAGGGCAACAACACGACGAATACAAGTCCTTACGGCGGCATCTTGGTATCCGGCTCGAGTAATACGAACGCGGACGGGAACACGGCTATCAACAACACGGGCCATAGCATCTGGTTCACGAATAATGCCCGCTCAGGCAATGGCCACAACGGCTGCTCGTCCGGGTTCTTCCAGTCCAACAACCTCATTCAGAACAATGACTACGGCCCGCAGAATATCGGTGACTGCTCGCAGTCCGGCCTTGTTTGCCTGAACAATCGGCAGATTCTCGCGTAAATGGCTATCGGCTTTCGAGGTGCCGATACTGCCGTCAACGGCATCAACAGCATTACTCCCACGGTTAACGCCAATCAGGTTGTAGGCGACATGATGATCCTGATTGCCGGTGGAAAGGGGTTTGATCTCGGATGGTCAGTTACTACATCGGGGTGGACTGCTCTTGGCCGAGGGCAGAGCGGTACAACAGTGGCAGGTGTGGATACCGGATCTATGGCTATGCAGGTCTGGTACAAAGAAGCTACCGTTGATCCTGAGACAAACCCTACCGTCACAGAAGGTACTCCCACATGGAATGTCGCTGCTGCGTGGATCATCGTTTTTTCTAAAGGTGCTGGAGAAGTTTGGTCAACCCCAACGGTCGTATATGGTGCTGACGAGACAAGTGGTACGTCGATATCCGCGACGATGTCAGCGAATAATGATGTTACTGGGGGCGACTATGTAATCGCCAGTCTTGTCTCTAATACTGATGTCTTGAGTCCCTACACTACCGACGTGACGGCCACACAGACCGGGGTTACCTTCGGCACATGGACCGCACGCCAGGACAACCTCACAACGGCTGGTGGAGACATGTCGTGGGACAACTCTACCGCTTCGGTGACTGCGGGGCCAAGCTCCGCCGCTGCGGTATTGTCCGCAACAGGTACAGCATCGGGTGGAGCAGACCGTAGCGAGTTGGGCTACATTCGTCTTCGCGTTACAACCGGTGCCGCTGCCACCTCTCTGGCATTTCCCCCGCGTCAACGACGCCTGGCATCTCTGATAGTCCGATGAGCGCAATCTTTCGTCGCATCCCGGGCCCATCAATTAGGACGAACAGGCCCGCCCGTAGACGGGCGATCTTTGGACTGCCTGGAGCACAGACCTTCACGGTCACTCATGTCGCAGCGGGTATCACCTTCACCGGTGGAACGCACAAACTAGCCCATACCCGGGCTCACACTGCAGCAGCAGTTACTTTCAATGGGGCCACCCTTACTCCGGTCAAGTCCAAGGTGGTGGCTCATACCGCCGCGCAGGTGTCGTTCAGCGGTGGAGTGCATTCCCTCAAGACCACCAAGGCGCACATCGCTGTTGCGGTGAGCTTCAATGGCGGTACCCACACGGTCCTCAAGGCCAAGGTGGTGACCCATGTAGCCGCCGCCACCACTTTCACCGGGGGCACGGATACTCGCCGCATCGTCAAGGCTGCCCCCGCTGCGGCAATCACATTCAACGGGGGTACGCATTCTGTTCTCAAGGTTAAGACAGTCCAAGCTACCGCTGCTCAGCTGTCCTTCTTGGGAGCCCAGGCCTCATTCCGAATCGTCAAGGCCTTGGCATCCGGGGCTATCTCCTTCATGGGTGCTAATCAGGTAGTCCTACACCAGCCTGCCGTTGAGAACCTTGTTTTCCTTAGCGAAGGCGGTTCCAGCAAAGTCGGCGGCGACGCCGCTGCTGGCAAGGCTGGATCTTTGGTGGGCTTTGGCCGCAGCCCGTCATTTGAAGGTGGCGGCAGTGAGGGGTGACCGCACCCCTACATTAAATCCCAATGGCTAGCAGCGTCCGTATTCTCCGCAATACTCAGGGACTGCCGCAGATGTCGTTCTACGTGAGCGGCGTCCTTACCGACCCAGATGGCAATACGGCCACCGTGACTATCACAAGGGCAGACGGCACGGTATTTGCCACAGACGCGGCCACCACTCGCATCTCCACCGGCCTCTACCAATACACGCTGGCACCCCAGGCAAACCTCGAGGACTTCACATTCGAGTGGAAGGGCACCTTCGGTGGGGTGGTGCAGAGAACTACTGCCAAGGTGGAAGTTGTGGGCGGCTTCTACGTGCCGATTGCTGATATCCGAAATATGGCGGGCCTAGCCAGTACCACCGACTTTACTGTTGCGG